GAAATAGAAGGTATGGAAAAATAATTCTTGACCCCATAGGTGAAATTAAGTATAATAACACCAATTATCAACTATGACTAGCTAGTTGAACACCCTTCCTACTCTGGGGTGTATAAAGCGTATTTTGAGTAGGGGTTTTGGCCAATAGATACCGAACATTGGCTGGTTTTGTATCTTTGTACCTAACAAAGTAGGTGGCGACTTCAGTTCTCCTTTTTTCGCAAATAAAATCTGAGGTAGGGTAAATTTGTTGTACATGTCGGAGGCGGGAGGCAGTACAACGCTACTACAAGGCTCCTTTTTAGGAGCTTTTTTTATGGATGACATAAAATAAATGTTGACAAATTTCTGAAAGTCCAGTATAATTAGGAAGATTAAATAAAAAGAGAGATAGATGAACAACTACGAATTAGTTACTGACCAACACGACCGAAACTTACATTATATAGTGCTAAGACATTTAGGTGGCTATCGTGAGATGGTGCATATGCTCGATAACATGACATACTCTGAGGCTAGAATAGCTTTCAATAATTATATACAATCTGAGGCACAATAACATGGCTAAAATCTTTAAATTCCCTACGAAAGCAAGGACTGAGACACTAATAGTAGAAGACTTGCTGCGCAAAATGGATGGACTCGATAAAGTCTACCAAGACCTAGATCAAGCTCACAAAATCTTAAACGATCTTGAGCAAGAACTTAGCTATCAAGAGCGAGAGTTTGATGAGTTGCTAAAAATATATGCTGAAGCCGTTGGTGGAAAGAACTTAGATCAAGAGATGCTTCGTTACAGTAGTAATACTGAGATCTGTATTGATGAAGACACTCAAGTGCTTTCAATTCGATGGATTACTAATGAGGAACAAGAATGAATTACAGTGAAGAAACAACAACTTATGTAGTAGATAAATATAAAAGCGAACCTACATACGAAACAGTGCAGCGACTAGCAACAGAGCTTAGTAAGAGTACTAAATCAATAATCGGCAAGCTATCCAAAGAGGGAGTATATCAAAAAGCGGTATACACCAGTAAAACCGGAGAGACTCCTGTGACCAAAGCAGAGTTAGTATCGTCTATAGCAGAGAACCTAGGTTTAGATGTTGAAGACGTTGCGGGGTTGGATAAGAGTCCAAAAGGTGCATTAAAAGCCCTTGAAAGAGCTACGGGGTTATAACAGACATCTAAAGAAGAAAAAGCATACCTTGGCTAGAAATAGTCAGGGTATTTTTTTGGCTAAAGAAAACCTACCAAGATTACGCCCCCACTAGCATAATCATAGACAATTGCAGATAGTCGGTATAAAGGTAAAAAATGTACGGAAAAAAACGAGTCGCACGCAATTGTGGACTTTTTTCGGGGCTTAAATAAATAAAAGAGGTATACCCAAAGAGCTTTCTTAGTAGGTCAGAACGACCGTGAGGATGACGTTTAGTCATGTTGAATTATCGTGGTCATCAACAATTAGTCATAGACTCTCTTGTTGATAAGCAGAATATGTATTAATGATGATCTATAATAATCAGTTTAATCAGAGATAACACCAGTAGAAGCCCTTACTCTTACGTTTCAGGGCTTCCTGTAACATTGTCTCTATTAAAACAATTATTATCTAGTAGAGAAGAAGTGATGAGTGACTTTGTTGTTGATCGCTGTCACACAATATGTGTTTATTTTATCATACTTTTTAAGATCTGTATAGTACTATTTTTGCCCACCTTAAAGGATAGAAATGGTCTCAGAAAGTAGGAAAACGTAACTGATTCTTATAAAATTATTTTCTAGAATGAGGAGAAAGAGGGTATTAACCCTCCTTATCTTTGACCACATAATGCTACTAGAAACACTACCATACATCCTAGCGTTATCATAGCTTTGCCTGTAGAATAGTAGGAGTGGAAGTACTGTTCTCACTCTCCCGATGTAACCTTAGCATCTCATCAACATCAATCTGCCTCTGAGATATCCTTACTGTGCTAAGATAGTCAGACGAGAACTCTTGCAAGCCCTCAGTATGACAGACAGGGTTAGCAACCCCTTCGTGCACCTCAATAACATAACGAAAGAGGAATGTTTCTACTTCTTCTACCAAAATCATCTTCATACTGTTATTCCCTTTTCTATTAAAATAGTTCTTAGTTGTTCTGCCTCTGCTTCATTAAATACATAGGCAGCGTACTCACAGCTAACACACCTTGATCGAGGGGACAGTTCATAGCTTGGTTTTCCACACTGATAACAGTCGATAAACTTAACCTTGAACTGATCCTCTACCGCTGCCATGATTGCATCTCTCATAATCATACATCATAGACATATGGAGTGAGATCTGGCTCTTCATAGCCTTCACCTTTCATAATCTTACCGTCTTCACGGTAGATAGGCTTACCATCTGGCCCTAGTTTGGTCATATTGCTACGATGAACTTCGTGAAAGCACTCGTCAACATCAATGCCACAAGCATGAGCTGTTCCATAGACAACGTACAAAATGTCTGTAAGGGCATCTGCAATCTCCAGTAAATCTCTCTTAGCCAAACCATCTCGTAACTCCTGTACTTCTTCATCAATTAATGCTAACCGAAGCGAGGCTGTCTCAATGCTTGGCAACGTAGGGTAGATTAAAACTTCTTGACCGAATGCGTCCATGAAGTCTCCTACCTTCTCAAAATTACTTACTTCCATTTTTATTCCTTAGTTTTATTTTGTTTAGATAGTATATATGTCTTAACCTGCATTGTCAAGAGATATTTTCGAAGTCGCTGCGGGGTAGCAGAAGCTTTTGCGACTCCATCTCTTCATCAGATTCATCAGGAAACTCTACTATGAAAGCCGACCCTGCTTTATCCCAATATTCAGGTATCTCAAGCTTTCCAACAGGGGAAACTTTGTAAGTGTCATCGTGCACACTCTTCCATCCTTGCATCATAACCTTAATAGTTGGCTTTGCCATTTCTTCTAGCTCACTTTCCGAAGTGCTAAAAGTAAACATAGTTGGTAAACCTGGACGAGCTTCTCCCCCGTAGCAGTAACCTCCCCGCTCTTGTGCGATAGTAATGAACTTAATGTACCTTTCAAACTGCTCGTCTGTGTACTGCTTTTGCATTTTTGGCTTTCCTTTTTGTATTGCTTTAAAAAACATATTATAGATCTCCACTCAGTCTCTCCATTATACTTTTCCTCTCAGAATCTGTAAATAGACGCCAATTAGATATCTCCGCTAGAGTTCTTCCGCATCCTTTACATTTATCTTCCAAGATGCGGCACTCTTTTCTGCAAGGGGATTCAATCCCAGAGGTTGTTATAGTATTTCCCAAATAAACGAAATCCGTTAGAAACTCTATGAGCCTCTGCCTGGTGTGGTAGAAACTCCTCTCCGAGTTTTGCATTGAAAGCATAAATCATCTCTCCCAACGCCCAATTCCAAGCCTCTTCACTAGCGTCCCAAACATCCTCAGACTGCGAAATACCTTCTGGTAGATCCTCCTGCTCGATACGAGGTACAATATGCTGCTTTCTTTGCAGTTGTATTAGCATAGGAAGTATAACATGTGATAGAGTAATATCCATGCTATGTGTATCCCAGGGATCAATCCTAACTTTAACCTTAGGCTCTTCCTGAAATTTGATCAAACCAATATGATGATACCATCTATATACAGGGTAGTTACCAATACTTACTTTCATAATAAATCCATGTCAAAATATTCTTGTCTACAGTTTTCACAGGTTATGTACTTTTCTACAAACTCGTCCAGCTCTGCTGCCTTTAGATAGGGCAGGTGGATACCTGTGAAGCATGTTCTATCATCATCTGAGCCACAGTAAGGAAACCCTGCATGTGGTCCTGTCATTGTTATATGTGTTGTTTTCATCATTACTTCACCTCCTCCAGTGCATAAATCATTAAGCACTCTGCCTGACAATTCTCTTGTAGTTCTACTAGTTCATGCACAAGCACTACTATAACGCTCAGAAGTACTAAAAAAGTACTAAAGATTAGTATGCTTGCCAAGGTATCATTTCTCATGCTGCTTCCTCCTGTTTCCAAAATACGTCAACCAGTACCTTTTCCATAGAGTAGGCTTCAATCTCCCACGGCTGATCTGCATATGCACAATCTTGGTAGTCAATGCCATTCCATAGATAGTTTTCATTATTCATCATACCACGAATAAATTGACTAGCGTGTACTAGCTCGTGTGCTATGTTAGATGCCAGCTCTTGATCACAATAAGGAGCAGTATCACCACACTCAAAAGAGTAATTCTCTGAGAGAGTAATTTCTACATGCTTTGTATCGCCATCACAAAGACCCGCAGTGTTACCCGCTAGTTCCTTCACATAGTCAAACTCAATGAGAGCATCGTGTGGAGCACCTTCGGGAAACAAGGAGTTTATAACATCGTCAATAAACGTGTCAAACTTAGTATTTTCATTATAGTATCTAATCATTTCTGTTCCTTTAGTTTATATAATTATTATACGCCCCTTTCAGCGGGTTGTCAATAACTAAATCTCTGTTGCTTAAAAATCTCCGAAGTCATCTTTATCATCGTGAAGTATGTAACATCCTATTACCACGATCAATACTACTATTATTTCTGTTGTTGTCATCTCTATTTCCTCTTTATAAACCTATAGCTACGTTTGCGAAGATACGAAACTTGGTTACGTATCGCAGTTTCTGTCCGCCCAGGAATTAGCTCCATCAATTCTTCTAAGGGAATATTGAAGTAGTGAAGCGCAAGTAATTTGCGTTCTGTTGTCGTCCAAGGCTTCTTTTTATATATTTTCATGGGGTTATTATATTCCAAAAGGTGCATTTTGTCAAGAACTATTTAAAAAAGGTCTGGAGATGCTAGCTAAAAATTCTTCTTGACATGAAGGTTAGTTTCGTGTATAATTCACAAATATTAAGTTAGAAATTTATTAAAGAAAAACGCATTTAACTCTTGACAAGATGCTAAAGATCGCGTTATAATATATTTCAAGAATCATAGGAGAGAAGATAATGGAAGCAATGGATATAGGTATATTTATATTTTGCCTAATTGGGAGCGGCCTAAGCTGTCATGCTCTCGGTAGGAGAGAAGGAATTGAATCAACAATAGAACATCTCGTAGACGAAGGTCTACTAGAATTTGAAGAAGACTAAACATTACTCACATAAAACAGGATTAGAATAATGCCAACAAAATTTAAAGAATCAATGACAGTAGTTATAGACCGAAAGAAGAAGCAGTACAAGACTGTTAACTACTTTATGAGCGGTGTAAGCACAAAAGAACTATTAGCTGCTCTCGAAAGCACTAGCACACTTCCTAAAAAGAAGAATAAGATTCGGAATGAGCTAGTAAAAAGGAATGTTATTTAATGCACGTAAAGATATGGAGCAAAGACCACTGCCCTTATTGCGTTATGGCAGTAAAGGCATGTGCCCAGTTATCGGATATCTTAGACGACTTTGAATACGAAGTAGTAAAGCTAGGTGTAGACTTTGAAGTAGAAGACTTCACTAATGAGTTCATGTACGCTAAAAGTCTACCACAAATTAAGGTAGACGGAAGACACGTAGGTGGGTGGTCTCCTTTCAAAGAGATCGTTACTACTGAAATACGTAATTATGATGGCAATATAGGCTCGCCAACTAAATAAATTAAGAAGCCTAAAGCAAGAAGGAGAAAATAAGTGAACAAAGATAGAGTAGCAGTATGCTACTTATGCGATTTGGTTACAGCACTTTGCTGTATAACAATACCATTTTTAATGATATACATATCAGCAACAGCAACGATCTAGGAGAACATAGATGAACAGAGAGAAAGTACAAGCACAACTAGCAATAGACGAAGGTATAGTATACGAAGTCTACCTAGACCACTTAGGCTATGCTACTCTTGGTATTGGACATTTAATACTAGAAAAAGATGCTGAGTATGGCTGGGAGGCGGGCACGTCTATCTCTGAAGAGAGGGTTACAGAAGCCTTCCAAGCAGACTTAGATATTGCTATTAATGAATGTGCAGTGTTATATGACAAGTGGGAATTGTTCCCAGGAGAAGTCCAAGAGATATTAGTGAACATGTTGTTCAATCTCGGAAGACCTAGATTAAGTAAGTTTAAAAACTTCAAGAAAGCACTAGATTCAGGAGACTGGAAAACTGCTGGCGTAGAGGGCAGAGATTCTGCTTGGTATCGTCAAGTAGGTAACAGAGCCGAGCGTCTTATGGTGCGGATGGAAAACGTGATTTAGATGTCAAAACTACTAGCAGGTATTATAGTGGCTATGGGTGTTTCAGGTTATATGTACTATCAGTTAAGTATAGTACCTATGAAAAATGAAATAATAGAATTGACCCGTGTCACTATGGCTCAAGAGCTGAGAAACCAAGAGCAGCTAGATACAATAGCAGCTATAAAGGACAGCTTTGAGATAGCAGGTAAAGCTTTGCAAGGAATGCAGATAAGGAATCAACAATACGAAGACCAGATGTCAGAGTATCTTGATGTATTTAGAAGACACAATGTATCTAAACTAGCCAGTGCTAAACCTGGGCTACTAGAAAAGCGCGTCAATGCGGGCACAAAGGAGGTATTTGATGCTATTTCAGAAGACAGTGTTAGGATTAGTCGTCTTAACGATTAGTAGTTGTGGTTTAATACCGCAGCCTCCTAGAGAGGTTAAGATTGTAACTAAACCTGTTCAGATTGCTATAATACAACCAGTGCTGCCTAGGTCTCTTAAATTAAGAGAACCTAAGTGGTACGTTGTATCTGATGCAAAGATTATAGAGCCTTGTATTAAAGATCCTGAGACTAAAAAGCCTGACTGTAAGCTAGGTAAAGAAGATCAGTATCCAGAAGGTTATAGCTATCTTGATAGATTTTTAGATAGTATAAAGAAGAAAAATGGCGGGGATATTGTATTCACCGCTATGACTATTGCTGACTATGAGTTAATGGCTCATAATACTCAGGAGATTAGAAGATATATAAATCAACTCGGAGAAGTAATAGTGTACTACAGGGAAGTGACTATACCAAAAGATAAGGAGCCAGAGGGCGAGTAGTGAGATATCAAGTATTAAAAGACTTTTTGCACCCTGATGAAGCAAAAAACTTAGCAGATCACATTTATGCTTCTAAAGGAGATGAGTGGAGCTACTACTATAAGTTCGGGGAGCAAGAAAGACCTTACTATGTAGAAAATAATATAGCAGGGCTACAAGACAAGTTAGACACTCAAAAACGTTTAAAAGAGAGCCTTTTAGAAGGCTATTTTACATATAGCTTAAAAAGACTTACTAAATGTACAGAAGCTTTTTGCACGTGTCCTTTATGCCACTTCAGAAAAGACCAACTAAGTAGTTCTAATTTTCTAGAGTTTATGAGCCAGTTGTCTGGCATAGACAGTCTAGAGTTGGTAGAAGATTTTGCAAGTGTGTATGGGCAGGGAGACTTTTTAAGTATTCATCCTGACCCTAACTTTGATGTAGCTTTTATACTTAATCTTACTAAAGACTGGAAGTATGAGTACGGAGGATGTTTAACTGTATTTGACAAGACTGACGAGCCTCCGAAAGTAATTCTTCCAGAGTACAACTCTTTAGTACTTTTGTACTTAGGGGATACTGGAGTAGAGCACTATATAAGTGAGGTGTCCTCTTTAGCGCCCCACTCTCGTATTGCGATCAGCGGTTGGTTTAATGCGTCCAAGAAATAGTTCTTGACACTCTTCCTGAATTTTAGTATAATACTTATTCAAATTTAGGAGAACACCATTAATCTTTTTTACTTAGACGAAGACCTAGACAAGTGTGCAGAGTATCATGTGGACAAACATGTCAACAAAATGATTCTCGAAGCAGCACAGCTTATATGTACTAACCTCTGGATAGATCATCTATTCGGATATGTGCCTCGTACTATTACTAAAGAAGAGAATAAAGTTTTGCAAGAGACTCGTAAAAAGTGGAAAGAGGTTCCTATGCAAGATAGGCTCTTTCCATATCTTCCTACAATGCAGAATCATCCTTCATGTGTTTGGGTACGTTCTTCATTAGATAATTACTACTGGACAAACTGTTATGCTTTTGCTCTTGCGAGCGAAGCACACTATCGTTATGGTACGACTCATAAAAGTTATGAGATGCTATTAACCTTGCCAGAGCCAGAACACATGGAAGATCACGGCTTCACTCAATTTGCACTAGCAATGACAGAGGAGTTAAAAGACGACGATAACCCTGTACAGGCTTATCGCAATTTCGATATGCTAGACAAAGCAACCTTTGCAGACTGGAAGCATAGAGATAAACCCGATTGGTGGGATGAGGAATTAGCAGATTACGACAATAGAATATCGAGAAAATAAAACAGGATTATAAAAATGAAACAGGAAAGTAAAGTAAAACTTATATCATCATCGTCGAACGACCTACTACAGGATATTGCCTACATGGCAAGAGTCTCGAATCCTAGTAATCAAGATAATGAAGAGACAGCCGAGAAGCTACTGAAATATTTAATCAAGCATAAGCATTGGTCACCTTTTGAGATGTGTAGCATAACTCTAGAGATTAACACAACTAGAGACATTGCACATCAAATAGTAAGACATAGATCCTTTGCTTTTCAAGAGTTTAGTCAGAGATATGCTAAGCCGGAAGATCTAGGTTTTCCTTTTAAACTTCGCACAGGGCGGTTACAAGACGTTAAGAACCGTCAAAACAGCATAGAAAGCAATGATAGACAGCTAGAAATGGCATGGATACAAAAACAAAAATCAGCCATTGCTACTGCTGAAAGTATCTACTACTGGGCGCTTGAACAAGGTATTGCTAAAGAGCAAGCTCGTGCAATTCTTCCTGAGGGCTTAACCAAAACTAGACTGTATATGCACGGAACTGTACGTTCTTGGATGCACTACATTGATGTTCGTACCACTCACGGTACGCAAAAAGAACATATGGATGTAGCTAGAGAGTGTGCATACGTTATTAATCCAGTATTCCCTATGATCAAGGAGTTTGTACATGACTAAGAAGATAATTAATACAGCCCCTAGTGGAGAAATGCCTGTATGGAAAGAAGTTTCTGAAGCCTTAACCACGCAACAAGGTGGTGATCACTACAAACAGCTAAAGGTTCAGCCCGTAGAGTATATACACGCAAATAAGCTTGGCTATATGGAGGGTAATGTAGTAAAGTATGTTACTCGACATGCCAACAAGAACGGAGCAGAAGATCTAAAGAAAGCTATACACTATTGTGAACTACTATTGGAGCTAGAATATGGGAAGAGTATCAGTAAAGAAGAAGGACTACGAAAACTTGAGTCCCGCGAACATAGAGAAAGTCAAAGCTCTACTGAACCCTCCAAAGGGCCAGACAGGTTCGGACGCTATCAAGCCGATAACTAAAAAACAAGCTTGTGATATTCTAAATATCTCCTATAATACTACTAGATTAACTAATATTATAGAAGAACATGACGATAGAAGAGAGTACACAAAGAAACGGAAGGCAGACTTAAGAGGGAGGCCCGCTAGTGAAACTGAGATTAATGAAATATGCACTAGCTTTTTACAGGGCGATACTGTTACAGACATTGCAAAAATGCTATTCCGCTCGTCTGGGTTTGTGCGGGCAGTTCTTGAAAGAGTTGGCGTACCAAAACGACCTAGCAATAAAGAAGAACGAGTAACAGCACATTACTTCCCCGATGAGTGCGTGTCTGAAGACTTCGCCTGCGGGGAGATAGCGTGGTCAGCGACGTATCACAGTACTGTTATAGTTAAAGAACGATTGACTCCTGAGTTTTTGAAAGATAAGGAAGGCATGTCAAACTATGACTATGAAGGAAAGTACGGATGTCCTTGTTACTCTATTTATGTAATACAAAAGATAGACAGTGAAGACACGCTCTTCTCTAGTGTTGATGCAGGAGGTTTTAATGCGGCTGCTCCAGCGTATGAACTAGGCAAGCTTGAACATCTAAAGAAGTATGGAGTAAACTTAGAAAAACTATAATTAGGAGAATAACATGGCATACAGCGATAAAGTACTAGATCACTATGAAAACCCTAGAAACGTAGGTAGGTTAGATGTAAACGACCCTGGCGTAGGCACAGGCATGGTAGGTGCTCCCGCTTGTGGCGATGTTATGCGACTTCAAATAAAAGTAGACGACGGAATCATTACTGACGCAAAGTTCAAGACCTACGGGTGCGGATCGGCTATAGCATCTAGTTCTCTTTTAACAGAGTGGGTAATGGGTAAAACTCTTGCCGAAGCTGATAGTATAACTAATTTAGCTATAGTGGAAGAGCTGTGCCTACCACCTGTCAAGATACACTGTAGTGTTTTAGCAGAGGACGCTATTCATGCGGCTGTTAAAGACTACAAGTTAAAGCACTCTTTATGAGGACTGCATTACTGATTGCAATTGCAATAATGAGTAGCGATACAGCAGCTTCCGAAGATGTACTATGTCTAGCGAAGAATATATACTTTGAGGCCGGGAACCAACCTATCGTAGGTAAGATGGCTGTAGCTGAAGTTGTTCTTAACAGAGTAGAGATGGAACAATATCCTGATACTGTGTGTGGTGTAATATACCAAGCACAGGAACGCATAAACTGGAAAGGAAATAAAGTTCCTGTTTTACACAAGTGTCAGTTCAGTTGGTATTGTGACGGTAAGCCGGATACTCCCTATGACACAGCAACATGGCTAGAATCAGTAAATATTGCACACACTTATGTGGAGCAAAGTAAGTACTTTAGATTGTACGACGTAACAGAGGGAGCTACTCACTATCACTCAGACTCCGTTCATCCTTATTGGGCGGATAGTCTACACAGAACTGTAACAATAGATAATCATTTATTTTATAAATAGTACTAAGCATCATAAAAAAAGTTCTTGACAAGATGGTAGTTTCTCCCGTATAATATCTTTTCAAATTTAGGAGAATTAACATGTGGGCATTTATAGTAATCGCTTTAATTATTAGCTCGGCCAGTAACAAGCAGCTAACAGCCAAATGTGAGCAAGAAGTTAAAGACAATATTGCATCTAGCATGTACGAGTGTACAAGTTACTACCGTAATAGGCTGAAGTAAGTTGGGCGACCGCTTTTATCAGCAACAGATAGAGAAAACGGGCATCTGCCCTGGATTAAAAACAAACAAAAGGAAGAAAAAAATGGCTTGGACAGACGAGAAGAAAGCAGAAGCAGTAACTATGTACGAAGAACGAGATCCAACTCCTGAAACAAGTATGGAAATTGTAAAAGAAATTGCAGACGAAATTGACGAGTCACCAAACGGTGTTCGTATGATCCTGACAAAAGCTGGAGTATACGTTAAGAAAACTGCCGCAGCTAAAGCTAGTGGAGGAGCTGCTACTACTGGCACTCGTGTATCTAAAGCAGCAGCTCAAGAAGCTTTGACCGCCGCTATTAGTGACGCAGGTAAGTCAGTAGATGAAGAGATCATCTCTAAGCTCACAGGTAAA